TTTGACCATGACCGAGGCAGCGATACGCGGCGCCATCGGATCTGTCGCTGTCGTCATCCGCGTGCTTCGCGGGCGCATCTTCTTCGACGTTCTCGACACGACGTATCTGACGCCGGAATGGGACCCTCAGGAGCCCGACACGCTGCTCAGGGTAACAGAGAAGTATAAAGTGCCAGGCACCCTGCTTGCTTCCAACGGATACGAGATCGCCGACAACGCGATCGACTACTGGTTCACGCGCAGTTGGGACGCGGAGGGCGAGACCTGGTTCATGCCGCTGCCGGTCGGCAGCTCATTCAAGGCCGAAATCGACGAAGCACGCAGTGTGGTGCACAATCTCGGTTTCGTGCCAGTCGTCTGGATTCGCAACCTGCCTGGCCCGTCGTCCACCGGCGACCCTGCCGATGGTGCCTGCACTTTCCGCGCCGCAATCGAGACACAGATCGAGATCGACTACCAACTCAGCCAGGCTGGTCGCGGTCTGAAGTACAGCAGTGATCCAACATTGCTGATCAAGGAACCTGCCACGACCGACAGCGAGATCATCAAGGGCGCCGGCAACGCCCTCGTGGTCAGCGAGAAGGGCGACGCCAGGCTGCTGGAGATCGGCGGCACCGCGTCGGCTGCAGTCATCGAATATGTGCGGACGCTCCGCGAACTGGCGCTGGAAAGCGTGCATGGCAACCGGGCGAATGCCGATCGGCTGACCGCAGCCCAGTCGGGCCGCGCGCTGGAGCTGATGAACCAGGGTCTCGTGTGGCTCGCCGATAATCTTCGCATCAGCTACGGCGAGGGAGCATTGCTGCTGCTAGCACGCATGGTGCTGCGGGCCTCGCAGGTCTATCGGCTGCGGGTCATGGGTCGGGAGATCCCGGCGATGGATCCTGTGGCGCGGCTCTCGCTCAACTGGCCGCGCTGGTATCCGACCACGGCCGATGATCGGCAGAAGGACGCGCAGACGCTGAGCACCCTGGCGAATGCTGGTCAGATCAGCCGCGAGAGCGCGGTGAAGGCGATCGCAGACACGTTCGACATTGAGGACGTGCCGGCTGAACTGGCGCGCATCATCTCCGACCGGAACACCAACGGAAGCAACTGAATGTCAGAAGACGACAAGCCTGCCGCACTGGATGACGATCCGGTCGCGGAACTCCGCAAGCGCGCCGAAACACTGGAGCGTCGATTGGCGGAGACCGAACAGGATGCGCGTGCGCGTGTCGTTCGTGCCGAATTGAAGGTTGAGGCGGTGCGCGCGGGAATCGTCGACCTGGACGGACTGAAGCTGCTCGACCTCAAGAACGTGGAACTGACCTCGGAAGGTGAGCTGGCAAATGCTGGCGAGCTCATGGCGCAACTGAGGCGGGCGAAACCCTGGCTGTTTGGCGGCACATCGTCTTCCAGCCGGACCTACCCGCCTCCAGCGCAGCCTCCGCGCCAGAAGCTTGCCAATGAAATGACCGATGAAGAATACCGGGCCGCTCGCGCGGCGATCCTGAAACACCAGTCATAGAGGGGATTCCCGAATGGGCATTCAGAACTTTCCGGCAGTCCTGCAGCCGATCATTCAGCAGGGCTTCTTGGAGCGCGAATTCCAACAGGCCATGAGGTCACGGCTGGGATACCGGGCCTGCGCCGATCGGGTGCAAATCTCGGTAGGCATCGGCGAGACGCTGACCAGAACGCGCGCAGGCCTGAAGCCGAGTATCACGACCCCGCTGATCGCGAGCTCGAACACCAATCTCGACAATGGCATGACGCCAAGTGGTTGGGGTGTCGAGCAGTACACCATCACCATCAACCATTATGCCGCCACGACCGACCTGAACATGGTTACCAGCCGTGTCGGGATCGCATCACAGTTTCTGCAGAACGCTTACGTGAACGGTGAGCAGGCGGCTCGCAGCCTGGATGAACTGGCCCGCAATGCACTGTTCAGCAGTTACTTTGGCGGCAACACGCGGGTTCGCACCACATTGGGCAGCCCCGGTGCGGCCGTTACAGTTGACGATGTCCGCGGCTTTCAGAACGCCTTCGTCAATGGCGCACAGCAGCAGGTTGGCGTGTCCAACCCTCTGACGGTTGCCGTTGGCGCCAATGCCTACACGTTGGTTGGCGTCACCACCGACGTCACCAATGTATCGACCGCGCCGAATGGCGTGTCCGGCGTCCTGGCCTTCTCAGGCAACGTATCCGTATCCGATGGTACGGCCGGGAATGCAGTGACTGCGGCCAATGCGTCGGTGGTCGTCCGGCCGTCGCAGCGCGCTACGACGGCTGCGTTGACCGCGACCGACATGCTGACGATGGCAGGTTTGCTGGATGCGGTGGCCAAGCTGCGCATGAACGCGGTCCCGGAAATCGACGGCGTCTACAACTGTTATCTCGATCCAGTGTCCGCTCGGCAATTGTTTGCTGATCCTGACTTCAAGCAGTTGTTCCAGGGCGCCACTTCGGCAAACCAGGTGTTTCGCCAAGGTATGACGAACGACTTCCTAGGCCTCCGCTTCATCCCGACGACCGAGGCGTTCGTGCAACCGCACCCGACACTCGCGGGCCTCATGGTGCGGCGCCCCATCATCTGCGGCCAAGGCGCACTCATCGAGGGCGATTTCGCCGGCATGGCAGCCGAGGACGTGGCACCAAAGGATTCGATTGTCGCCGTTGTCGATGACGTGGCGATGGTGACACGCGAGCCAATCGATCGGTTACAGCAGATCATCGCCCAATCCTGGTATTGGATCGGCGGCTTCTGCGCACCGTCTGATACCACTACCAATCCGACTACGGTTCCGACCGCCACCAATGCTGCGTTCAAGCGCGCCGTGATGGTCGAACATATCGGCTGACCCCCGGGACACGGAGCACCACATGGCAATCGGCTCCATCACACCGTTCCGTCCAACCGGAACGGCCTCTCTTAGCGCGGGCACGTCTTCGGCCACGGTGGCTCTCATAGGAGGGGGAGATTCGATCGTGGTGACCAATACCAGCGCCTCGCTCGCCTATGTATGCTTTGGCGCCGATCCGTCTGTTTCGGCCTCGACCGCCGATATGCCGGTGATGGCGAACTCGCGGGCGATGCTGTCGGCGAACAGCCTGGTTACTCATGGGGCCGCAGTGCTTGCTTCTGGCAGCGGCACCGTGCTGTTTACCCGCGGCGACGGATCCTATGTGTGATGGCATTCTCAGACGCCGAAAAGACCGACATTCGTCGATTTTGTGGCTACCCGGCATATGGGACGGCGAACTCAGGCTTCCAGAACTGGCGATTCTTCCAGGCCTACGGATTGCTGGAATTCCGGATGAATAACCTGTCTGATGCGGAAGTCGCCATCGTGCGACGCTACCTTGGCACGCTGACCGTGCTCGAGCTCGCCGTGCCACGCGCGGGCGACAACCTTGATACCGACCAGGCGTCCATCTGGACCCGCAATCGAGAAGAGCTCCGCGACCGTACTAAGTTGTTTGATGACTGGCGCCGGCGGCTCTGCGGCTTTTTTGGCGTTCCGCCAGGACCGGTACTGACTGACAGCGGCATTGCTTTGGTCGTGTGATCATGGATTCCGAGGCGTTGCAGGACAGGATTCACCGCGGTCTAAACACGGCGGCGCGGGCGGTCGGGATTGCGACGGACGCCTACCGACCGTCGGGATTCACTGAACCACTGGCGGCAGCGAACCGGTTCCTGCGCCTACGCGCCGCCTTCACGGCGCGTGACGGCAGGTTCGCTCACCCTAACGCGTACGGCGATGCGCTTTGGTACGGTGTGTTCGACGCCGCCTATACTCGGCCCGGCGATTATCTTGTGCAAGCTGGCGCCACCTGGTTCATCGCCGCGCAACAACGGCTGGTGCCAGTGCTATGCGTACAGGCCAACCGGATCGTGTCCCTTTGGCGCCCCGCCGCGCCACCGAATACGGGCGTGAACGCCTACGGCGGCGTCATTACCGAGACCAATGAAGCACTGCTGACGAACTGGCCGGCCAGCATACTCGGTGCAGCCGGGCGAGGACATCCCAATCCGGATCTACCAGGTGACAGTTCCATCCCCTATTGGACTATTCTGCTGCCCGCGATACCCGGTGTCATCCTGCTTCCGTCGGACCTATTGACCGACGATCTCGGGCGGAATGCGGTCGTCTCCGCAGCCGAATTGACAGACCTCGGCTGGCGCATCACCGCGAAACAGGCAACCACCTGATGGCCGACCAATCGGACGTGGAAGTTGCGCTGGTCAACGCAGTTTCGCTTGCGCTCTATCCGAATGGGGCCAGCGAGGCAAGCGTTCCCGGGCCCGACTGCCGCATTTATCGCGGATGGCCGAACTCAGCCGCGTTGGACGCCGATCTTCGCGCCGCGAAGATCAACGTGACGATATTCCCTGGCAGCGGCGCGAGCCGGACAACCACCAGATACGCCGAGCATTGGACAGGCGCGGCCCCGCTCCCCACCCTGACGGTCATGGTCGATGGCACCTCGGTGACCTTTGGCGGCGGTGCTGATGTCGGCCAGATCGCCGGCGTGCTCATTGACGGCGTGAGCTATGCCTATCGCACGGGAGCGGGTGATACGCCACAATCGGTAGCTGCCAACATCGCAGCCATGGCTCGCAGAAAATCGATCGTTCGCCTCACATACAGCACCTTGTCGATCCCAGGGGCCGGCGACCTCGTAGCACGGGTAGTCGCTGATGCTCATGTACAACAAGAGGTTCGTCGTCAGGAGCAAGGCTTTCGAATCACCTGCTGGTGTTCGACACCCGCGACGCGAGATACGGCGGCCA